GGGAATACAACTGTAAAGTCGCCAGACGTAGCTGTAACTGTACCACCAAAATCAAATACTGCAATAGCTTTGTTGCCTTGTGATGCATTATAAATAATTGCACCGTCAGCAGAAATAGTTAGGTTAGTGAAAACCTCGTCTGCAAAGTCAACAAATGCTGTAGAACCAGAAAGAGAAATAGTAGCAGAGTCAAGAACCTGTCCACCTGCTGTGTAGTTTGTACCTGTCGCTTCATCAGAGTTACCTGTCACGTCAGAGTAGTTTGTTGTAGCAGCACCATAAGTGCCTGACGGAGTATCTTTGATAAGTGCGATTTTCAAAGAGTCCGTATCTAAATCGTGAACACCTCCAAGCAGTTCTTGTTTGAAGCTGTTACACATTGCCGTAGTGATTGCCATTGGAAATGTCCTCGTTTATTTTAATAGCATAAGAGGGCCACAGTAATGCAGCCCCCTTAGTTATTTTACTTACGCTAGGTTGTAACGTGCTGTGACCAACGCTTCTGGACGTAGGATTTTGCGACCATATAGGTGCATACCACGAACAATATCAGCGAATGAGTCTGGATCACGGTATGTTTCAGTCTTGTTGATCTGCTCTGCAGTTGCAACAGATGAATCGTGACCAGATACGATTACACCGTAGTTAGTTGATTGTGGTGTTGTACCTGTAGTTGCAGCACCTGTACCAACTGATGGCAAGTTGTTTGAAACGTGTACACGGAAGCCGTGTAGGTTGTTCAATACCAAGCCATTTTGTAGGCCAGAACCGCCGAAGTCTGCGTTCAACAAGCGTGAATCTTCGTCACGAAGAACTTCCATCATTTCAGGTGAAATGACAACCCAACGACCTGTAGTTGGAACGTTTTGTCCATCCATGATACGTGCCATGCGAGATAGCAACATAGCTGGTGAAACATACGCTGTTGGCAATGCTGTTGCGCCTGGAAGACGAGCAGCAACTGGGATTGAGTCACCAGCACTACCACCAGACATGTTACCAAAAGAGGTGTGGTCTAGTTTGTTAGCTGCCAACAATTCGTCTGAACCTGCAGATGAGTTTGCTTTAGTACCGTTTACTGTAGTGTTAACACCATCAGCATTAGTATGTAGAGCAGACTGTGCATAACCAGATAGGTAGCCAAGAACTTCTTGGTCATACTGGTCAGCTAGACGATACGCCGCACGATCAGAGGCAAGGGTTTGGAAATTGACGTGGCTGTGCGCCTCTTCAATATCGTCAACCTTGAAGGCAAAATAGTTCGCCTTATCTACGACTAGTGAGAAATCGCTATCTGTCAAATCTTGTGGTGTGATTGTTGTACCACGTAGATATGCAGATACTGAGATTTCAGGTTCTTTAATGATTTTAACAGTGTCGCCCATGTTGGCGATTTCACCGAAGTAATCATTGTTAGTGATTGCGTCAGCAATGGATGCTTTGCGAAATGCAAGTTGCACCTGTTTGCTGTAAATTACGGGCGAGAAGTTACCGTTCGGTAAGTTTGTATAGCCCGATGCTACTCCAAATGCCATAATAAAACTCCTTTAGCATAAAGATTTACAGATGCAAACTGTACAAGTTTTATCTAGAGGCTAATAGTCTATGGGTGCATATACGTTAAATAGTATAATGATCAGTCATACAGTCTAAGTATACGGGCCACTCTTACTAGGTTGTCTGTTAAGACTTAGTTTGTTTGCCATGAGATTGTGTAAGTAGTACAGGTATTCCGTATAGGGGGCCATACTACTTACGATTATACATATATAGTTATACTTATAAAAACTAATATGTCAATAGGTTATCTAGCAGAACCAGATAAATCATACACGAATTTGCCTTTACGGATAGCTTCCATAATTTCATCAGACATCTTCTCGTATTCTTTTGCAGACATCTTCTGTACATCTGATTCTCGAATGTATGAAGAAGTCTCGTCTGTTTCAGGGCGACTGCGGCTATTGCGTGTTCCTACTGAACGTGCAGCGTCCCGATCTGTGCTTCGTGGTTTCTTAGTGTTCATGCCACGGTCTGCTTTGTAAAGATCAATAGCACGTGCTGCTGATCGTGCATCCGCATCATTTTCATAAAGAGCATCTTGAACCCATTTAGGTTGCTCTTCTGCCCAATTATGGAAATCGTCACTATCACGAATGTTATCAAAGTCTGGATGTAGTCGCATTAACTCAGCTTCTGC